TTGTGAATCGTTAGTACCAAATTTATCTTTAAGGGATTTCATTAATCCTTCTCTAGCCACGAGAGTTCCACCTTTAGATGTAGCTAAAGGTGACTTACCTTTAAATTCTCGCTTACCATATCTTTCTCTTTCATACTTTGTAGCTTTTTTTAAGTCATCAGAGTCATATTCATTTCCATATTCTTTTTCACCAGTTCCACTTCTTCTATCACCACCGTGTTCACCACTTTGTTCTTCCACATCATCTGAAGATACTCCTGACTCGGCAGGGTCATTTCCTTCAGTTTCAATTTGTTCAAATCTAAACTTTTGTTTTTGATCTTCTACAATATCATTAAATATTTTTGACTTGTCATGTTCATTAAATTCAAATATGTTATCCCAAACCCATTGTCTAGACATAATTTTATTTTCAAGAATATTGTTAGCTATCTCAACCTGTTGAGTCAATAATTCTAATTTTTCTTGTTCATGAATCATCGAAGGGTTTGTCAATCTTAATTCAAAGTTTAGCAATTCAGCGTCTTCAAAACCTTGTGTATATAAATGAACAATAGCTATTTTTTCAAGTTCAGCACATATTATTTTTTGTATTCGCTCGATTGTTCTTGAAAATCTAACATCCTCTGCAGCTAAAGTAGCTTTACTACCAACACCCTCTTCATATCCTAAAAATGCTTTTGGTATTTTTAAAGCTGCAAATAATTTATTTTTTAAATAATCAATATCTTCAATTTGACCATCACTTGATAATCCAGGTAATGCTTCTATACTAGTACCCGATTCTCCTCCTCTTACTGGCATAA